GCTAGGGCTGTCGAGCGCGGCAGGGTCGTGAGCTTCCTTGGACGACTCTACGGGCCCAGCTCCTGGCGCGGAGACCCTGACACGGTTTGCGATCTCAACCGGTGCCTCCCAAAGTTCAACATCACCTTCACAGCTCTCAACGAGCGTGACCCTCTTGAAATCCTCCTCACCAAAGCGACGTCGTTCCTAGTGGACGATGCGCACACACCTATCATTGGGCCTATCTGTGAGGCGCTAGTGGCAAACATCACCCCACACTTCTCTGTCATGCAGGACGCTGTGCGTGTGGGACCTGACCATCGTGAAAACGGTGACGGTTCCACATACCCGAACAGTGGCGGAGAGTGGGCCGGTGATTACCTGCAACTGGCGGACCTAAGCCTGACAGGCCTCGATGAGTGGTGCGCACAACGCGTTGCTACAGTCGAAGAGGTACGCGACTGGATCTCGTCATTCCCGACGATTGACCTTGGTGAGGTGCGTGGAGCAGGGGTTGGAGACCTGCTCAACGATGTGCGCTTGTGATGAAAAGGATCGGGGTTGGTCTCCCGCATAGATTCAACATCTATGGCTCGCACTCGTCGATCCAGAGGTAGCAATGGGCACGCTAGTGCTCATCGTCTTGCCGCTCGCATTCTTGACCCTTTTAGTCCTGGCACGCCTGACAAGTTCCCAGACGGCGCCGCCCAGGCCACCCTCGCCCTCCGCATCAAGGATCGCGTCACCATCAACACTGACGCCAATGGTGACGCCATTCAACAGATCTTTGGTTCCCTCACGGATTACCGCCGCCCTGCGAACACTCCGCTTGCGACCCCACTCACGTGGGGAGCAGCCTCCGACTCCAAGGCCACAACGGCTCTTGCTGACGAGAGGATGTATCGCATCGTTTCTGTCGGAGTTGAGTTCATTTCTACGGAAGCTGTGGACACCGCGAAGGGCATGGGGTACGTCATCAACACTGCGACCCCCGTCAACCAAGACGACTTCTACGACGGACTCATGTTCAAACCTGCCGAGGGGTTCCGCGCGGCTCTCACGCCGCTGGGCCCGGCTGCGAGAACGTTTGTCGTCGTGGGTGACGCGTCATCCTCCGACTGGAGCATTCTGTCCGTTATGCTCAAGGGTTGCTCTGCATCGACCACTGTCGGCTACCTCCAGGTCGTCTGGAACTTGGAGGTGGTTGCCGGCGCTGACACAGTTGCTGCATATGCTTCATCTGCTCCTGCTGCTCACAGTCCCAGCCTGCTCTCTGCATTGGCCAATGGGGCTGCGTCCCTTCACCCAGTCAAAGCTGCCCTATGGGGCAACATGATTGGCAGCGTTGCAGGCTCACTCGGGACTTTTTTCGGGATAAGGGCGATCAACAGAGCCCTGGTCGCCCGCTACGTTCCGTTCAACCAGTGAGTGAGGCTGGTGGCACCAGTCCGCAAAAGCCAAAACCCAAACCCAAACCCAAACCTGGAAAGAAACCCGAAAACAAACCAAACATTGAAGGAAAGAAACCCATTTCTGGAAAGGTGCAGGGCAAGGGCCACGGCCGGCAAGTGACATGCAAAAAGCAGCTCGTTGGATACCGGTGGAAGACCGTTTGTTACCCAATCAGCTGAACCTGCTCAAGCGACTTGTTCGCGAGCAT